ATATTTATTTATTTTATATTAATATAAAATAAGTGACAAATTGACAAGTATAGGGATTTTTCGTTGAAATTCCAACAAAAGTAGCTTGTCATTTTTGGTTTTAAAAATGACAAATTTGTCAAAAATGAAACACAATTTTTGTCAAAAATCGCAATTCTTAAGTGGGTTGCGTGTACCCACTTAAAAATTTTTGACAAATTGACAACCCCTTCAGACCCCTAAACCCACTTAAAAAACGGCAAAAAATGATAATCCAAGTCTCTTTTGAGGAGCGGGGACCCCCATTTAAGAGATCCCCCACCCCACAAAATCAGGACCTAGTAGGCCCAATAAGTGTCAACCGTGTACCGATCACACTCCGAGTACTTCGCTTCTGTACCGAAATATGCCGTAGCATACTCCCATGCAATTGCACGAGACTCGAGCCGCATCGTGTGTTCAACCACCTGTCGAGATCCAACAAATCCTCGAATGACACAGACCATCATCGGAGTATCGTCACTCATCACTTCGCTCCCTTCTTGCCGGCACGCTTAATGTGGAGACGTTCCTTCCACCCAGCCTGATTGGCAGTGCTCCTGAAGTGAATCTTTTCCATCGGAAAACTTCGCAAAGTATCCGCGTCGTCTTCCTTCCAAGGAGCAGTCTTCTTTGGTGCATGGCCCCCGAGCACAGTCTCAGTCTTCTCACCATCGAAGACTTCGACCCTATACCGATCACAGGCAACATTTGTCACCCGATCTCTGACATAGTACTCCGCGAAAATGGTTCCACGATTCTTCGAACCGCAGTAGAACGTCTTCCGGTACAGTTCCCGCCCAAACAAATATCCGATAATGTCGAAGCGGTACTTCATCGCGGACGGGTGGCCAATCACAGCCATCGAGTAATCAGCGTTCACTGCAGACGACCTCCTTCCAAAACATCGGCGATGAGCTCTCTATCGACTTCTGCGTCCCAGACGCGAAGGACGGCATTATCAGCTGCGACGCCATCCTGAACCTTGTCACAGATCTCGTTGATCGCGTTAATCGCGAACTCGCGAGCTTCTTGCATGGTGTCGAACCCGACACACGATTCGGTATGGCCAATTCCGCCGAAACCGTACTCAAACTTCACAATGATCATTTCAGTTGCTCCTTCTTTCAGAATTGATCGATTGACATGAAGCCATACGCTTTGATCTTGACGATCTTCACGATGAGGTTGCAGGTTTTCTGGTTCTCCAGAATCTTGGCGAGGTGGTCCTCCGCCTCTTTACGAGTATTGAAGAACCAGCTGTAGTCCCTGCGCTTGCCGCCATTCAGATCACAGGTAATAACCTGCACCATCCACTCACGGTGGCCATCAATGCCACCCACAAATGTCTCAATCATTCTTGCTCCTGTTCTTGGGGTTCTTCGGGCAAAGATTTGTATGATCTTTAGCGTACACCCGCCCGTCGGTCGTGCGCCAATATTCCTGAATATCATCAGGATGAGCTTCGAGCCATTCACGCGATTGGCACTCGCATTTGTCCGGCGGTGTGAGATCAATACTCATGATCTTTTGTATAAGCTCGGTACACACCGGCCCATACATACTGGCTCCAAATGTGGACAGTGTCTCCGGTGAAACAATAATCTCTTCGCACACCTTATAAGGAGCATTCGCGCCGTCATCAGCAAGAACTGACAATTTGACTTTAACCCCACGTGGTGTCTCAGTAAACCAAAAAGTCGGGCCGTAAAGCTTCTCGCCGTTTTTTCCATACATCATGACAATCACCCACAAATGTACTCGACGCCGGCCATTACCGCATCAATACAGGCCAGCTTGATGATATCAGCCTCATCTTTCGCGTACGAATATTCGAACACACGGATGATGACGTTGTCGCCAAACTTCTCGCGAAGGCTATCGCCGGCCCCGTTAGCTTCAGCTTCGGTGTTGTAGAATCCAACGACTGTATGATCTTTTTCCCATCCAGTCTTCTTGATAAGGCAAACCAGCCCCCAACAGTTCACCGCCGGATCAAATAGAACCAGATTGCGTGCCATGATAATGCTCCTTTACAGGTTGTGAGCGAATATATGCTCGTTGAATGTGGCCTTCTCAGCCACGGCCTTTGAGATAGCGGAATCGATTCCTGATTCTGATTTGAAGTAGTAGTACCACAAATCAGTATAAGGGGTGTTGATGCGGTCGATCCGACCTTCCGCTTGTTCCAACACCTTGTATGAGTAGTTGAGGCTGTAGAATACAACCGTATCTGTCTCGACACAGTTCCATCCTTCAGCCCCAGCCGTGTACTGAACCAAATATACCCATGAGTCTCCTCCGGGAATAGGTTCGTGTGCGTGACCGTTCCATTCAGCCACGGTGAATTCGTCTCGAAGCGTTAGTAACTCATCGCGTTCGTAATTGAAGTTGTAGAACACGATCACTTTGTGTCTCTTCTTGAGAATATGCCGCAACTGATCCAATCTGTTACCAGATGAATTCACACAGCGTCGGAGAGCGTAACACACTCCTGCTGCGTTTCGAATCGGCTCCTTCGTCCAGGGATCAACCCGTTTCTTGATGATCGTGTTGTATTGGTCACGATCAAATGATACCCAAATATCTTTGCGATTGCGTCTTGTGTGTCGCTCCGCAGGCATCGGCACAATGATCTTGCGTCTTCGAGCCTCTAGAAGTCCCACTCCAACGTACTTCTTGACCTTGGGGTATTTGGAGAATCTGTCCCAGACGATGTGCTGTTCGGAGAACTGGGTTCTGTTTTCGTAGAACCCATTCGCGATGAACAGTGGCACATAGTCGAGCCAGGTGTCCCCCGGCGTTGCGCTCAGTAAGATCCACAGGTTGTGCTTCGATATCTTGAGAAAGCTCTTAACCCAAGCACCAGATCCAACAACACGCTGCTCATCAAATATGAACACATGATCGCTGTAGTCAGCAAACTTCGAGACATTGTTCCAGCTTTCGATCGTCACATCATCGCAGTTGGCACCAAGCGCGGCAAACTCGCCCTCCCATTCGAAAGAGTCTCGCTTCCGCGCAGTGGTGATCACTATGATCTTCTGTGGGCTCGCCTGCGAAAGGGCCCATGAGGCCCCCACACGGGACTTTCCCGAGCCGACACCGCCGACTAGTACTTGTCCACTGTGCAGGAGCCTCAGGGCCTCTTCCTGATGGGAATATAGACTATTCGCCATGGGGGTCAAATGTGGAGACTCGTCGTTCGCCAGTAATCTTCATCGTTTCAGAAGAGCTCAAAGCGTAAGACACGTCCGTCACATTTTGGTAGTAGTACCGATCCCTTTCAGGCCGATTCAGTTCGATGTTATAGTCGTCATCGTCATCCGGAACGATCGTTTCAAACCAGTTACTCATAGAGTCAACTCACCTTCCTCTTGCAAGCGCGCCCAGATAATGTCATCTCGACGTCGCTGTGATTTCAGAGCATCAGCTCGACTACCAAGGAACAGGTTATCGAGCTTGTTGTTCGCAATATCGCCATCTAAATGGCATACATACAAACCTGTAGGCCAGCGCTTATAAAACGCCGCCCACACCACCGATGCGACCGACTTTTCGCGAGCCTCACCGGGAGTCGTGTACAAGCGTACGTACTGCGTACTGGTGCGCCTTCGTGTAAACGGCTTCAGGATGTTGCCAGTATCCACTCGCTGAATCATCCCGAGGCGGTTTGCTTTGTAATGGGGGAACCCAGGAACAGTTGCCCAGTTCTCAGCATCTTCAACGTACACTATATGCTCCTTTCATCTAAGACGGGGGCAGACCTTTTACCGCCTACCCCCGTCTTAAAACATGATCAGTCGAGATCCGCGTACTTCGACGCGAACGAAGCTGATTCGTCGTCCATCACGACATACAGCTCCTTCACGTAGGCACTGATGCCCTGCTGACCACGGACATCGTAGACCGACGGGTGGATAACCACGTCTGCGGTCTTGATCGTGATGTTATCGAGGGTCCCGACCGTATCTTCGGTCATGAGCTGCTTTCGTCCAGCAGCGACTAGCCAGATGGCCGGTGCCTTGAACTTATAGGACACCTTGACTCCGAGGTAAGGACGCTCGGGGTCAAATTCCCCATCAGCGTTCTTACGGAATTTGACGTTCCACCCATCTCGTTCGAGGTCCTCGACGAGGTTAAGCGGCAGGGCGACCGAGAATTCTCGCTTGCCGCCTTCGCTGTTGTATCGCGTGGGAGATCCGGCAAAGTTTGTGAAGAGAAGCTTCGCGTCCTCGATCATGAGGTCAGAAGGGTTGTTGCGGTTGTTGAATGCCATGATGTTTTCCTTTCAGCGGCAGAATTCGTCGAGATCGATATACTCTTCGATCGCTTGCTTCGCCTTATCGGCGATCGTCTCGGAGTAAGATGTATCCACATCCTGCTCCTGATGCATGTATTTGACCATATCAGCCTCTTTCCAGAAGAAGCCTTTGGCCCCAACGACGGCGTCTTTGATCTCGCCCTCGCTGTTCATCCGAAGCAGTTCGCCGCCACCTCGTTCCGGCTTGATCGGCACAAATGAACCGACCTTACCCACGAAGTGAGGTTCTTGATTCGGAAACGCCAGATACATCGCAGTTTTCACCTGCTTCGTCTGTACGTAGTCATTGAATTCAATAGGCTCCTTGGTAAAGAGCTTCTTGAAGACGTACGGTTCCTGGAACTGCTTGCCAGTAGCCGTCCACTCACCTTCGTGAGGGAACGCGTACTTGGCAATGTATACGGCCTTGTTCACGAGCACCATCTTGGCATAGGTGGCCTCGTGTTCAAAATCGTAGCCATATCGCTTCCCGAAGCTAATAACCTTCTGAATATCATCAGGTGTGGCGTTCGGGATTTTGATCGAATCTGTCTTGATGTGCGCCACTGTCAGACCGAGCTCATCTTGCACATAGTGCTTAAGATCGATCATGAACAGCGCGCCCCTCTTCGCGACAATATTGTCGACATTACGAGGATCCCATGCAGGATTGTCAAACTTGGCGCTCGTCAGTCCATACATGGAGTTGATCGGAATCTTCAATGCCTTTCCGAGTTCATCGAGATTGTAATTCTCAGCAATCTCGACAAGACGGCCGTCAAAGAGTTTACTCAATGCGTCCATGTCCTTATGCTTAATGGCTATACGAGCCTGCTTAAGCTCACTATAGCGCTTCGTATAAGGACCGAACAGGTTGAGCTGTTCAATCGATGTCGGGTGCATTGAAGCGACGTCGAGGAGGACGACGTCTTCATAGTATCCCGGTTCGGAATATACGTAGCCACCCTCCCCCGGGTTTTCGCCTCGATACGAGCTGCCTTTGAATTTGTCAAAGGTGTAGCCTGGGAACATCTCACTGAGGTCAGTATAGACGAACTGACTCTTATCCGGACGCCGGTCTTTGCCGAATACCAGAGCACATGTGTGCTGGTTAGTGGTGTCATTAACACTCAGACCCGAGAGCTCAGCAAGGATCTTGCGAGCGCCCCAATCACTGGCCAGATGATCAAATACCGCCTCGGTGGCCTTGACGTCATTAGAGCAGTACGTGATCACGTCGTTCCAATGAGACTCCGGAACAGGTTCATCCCAAGGAAAATCGGACTCGAGGTGCTTAATCCCGAGCTCGATCTCCCACTTCTTGAGGCTCTGTTTCTTTGTTGAGAAGTCGTAAATATCCGTGTAGGAGAGGTTGTACGCCTCCCTAAACGTAGCGTTCTTCTCGTTGTTGATGATCCGCTTAGACACCTCATATAGCTCAGCATTGGAATATCCAAGACTCGCCGCATACATGATGTGGTTGTCATATTTCCTATTATTGAAGCCAATAAGCCTCAGTTCGAATAGCGACTTCACCTCCTGGGCTGAAGGATTAGTCCGGAAATGGACAACGTCTTCACCCGGGAACTTGTAGCAGATAACGAAGAGATTTGGAAACACTTCAACATCGTAAAACGCGATGCGACCGTCTCCGTCTTCCTGAACCTCCATCTTGTCTTCCGACTGGAAGCGCATCTGCTGGACCATCTTGAGACAGCGCTCCGACTGATTCGTCGACTTCATCGCGAATGCAGTTACGGCATTCCGAGCGTCCGTTACATCATATGTAATCCCAGACTCGTAAGCCTCGTCCAAGATCTTCTTGATGAAGTCAACATTCGGCGCCGTATTCGCGTGCACCTCTTTACGAAGTGCTTTCGCGATGAGAGATCTTAGATGATTCTCATCCTTGACGTGCTGCTCGTTGATCATCTTGAAGGCCTTTGCTGGGAGGTCTCCCGGATAATCCTCGATACCTCTGTCGTTGTGAATGGACAATCGTCTCCGTAGAGACGCCTTCCCTCGGAATCGCTTGATTTCAATTCCAGGCGAATATTCAGCCAAGGTATCCTTATTGACAGGATATCGATAGATGAGGTGGAGTCCACCGCCACTTTTCGACGTCTCCGCATACGTCGGAGGCCAAGCAGAAGCAGCGCGCAGATTAGCATTGAGGTCTTTTTCACCGTTTTCTCCTTTCAGGTCGAAGTCAATGCAAATATACTCTTCAGGCATGAGTACATAGTGCTCTTCAGTTGGAGCGATATCTCGAAGTGTAGTATCCACACGATCCCACGCCTTCTGGGGTGCCCCCATCTTTGACGAATACTGAGCCTTACATCCAGCAAAGTGTTCGTCAAATACTGATTGCGAACCAGGTTGCAGGTCTAGCCATGATTCACGCTTAACTGGCGCTGGAGTATTTTCACGGCTTTCAAATTTATCGTCTCGAAAACCGATGAATAGACTTCGATACGGCACTCCGTCGATCATAGCCCGTTCATGAAACTCTCGAAAATATCGATTAAGTTCAGTCTTGAACCTGTACCGAGGCATTTGGTATTGAATCCCGGTCTCCTCTACATAATCCTTATAGTCAGAATATGCTTTCGCGAGGGTAATCTTATCGTCAGCGCCCCAACCCGAATACAATTCCATAACGAAGTTATACACTGGGTTGGTTTCAGAGATCATAGTTCGAGATCTATAATCACGATAATAATCGGGACCAAGGTTGGAGTATACATCTATGCAGAGCTGGGCTATCTGGCCGAGTTCGTGATATACTCCATCCATGACTGATCGATACTCCGCCACCGGTAGACGATTACCAGAAGGATACACATCAAGCAAGCGCCTGGGGATACCAGAGTTCGCGTCAGTGATCTTGACTGGATTGTTAGATGCCATGACTAGCATAGTTGAGATACGCATAGATCGCGGCTTCTTGAACTTCTCGTTGACCAGCTGCACTTCATTTGAAATGATCGAATTTAGACGAGTGTTTGTTTCGATCCTACTCAAGTCACCATCATGTTCGATGGCTACCAAAGGATCGTCGGCAAATGCACTCAACGCAAATGAATTATTGCGCTGGGCTAGCGACTCTGAGTCGAACGGTACACAGAACTCTCCGAATAGCTTCTGCATGATATTCAAGATGGTGGATTTACCAGAACCGGGATCACCATAGAAGACCAGAAACTTATCGATGTTTCGACAGTCTCCAGTGAGAACAGATCCGATAGCCCATTCGATCTTCCGTCGCTCTGATGGTTCGTACAGAGTATCGGCTAGCTTTGTCCAATTGACCGGGGTCCCGCGTTCGAGAGAATATGAAAGACGATACGAGACGTGGTCTTCTTGACGAATTGGGGTGTCTGCAAACACCGGCATTCGGTCCAAAGGACAGTCTGTGTTTACCATATTCTTCGTCCACTGGCGGTACCGTTTCCAAACGCCGTCTCTATCGTTTACGCAGAGTCGGGGGATCAGGTTCGGGATCTGTGTGTTCTCGACGTAGTTTCGGACGTCACCGTCAACTAGATCTACAACATCGAATTCATTCTTCGACCATAGTCCCGTCTTGTGATTCCAAATAGCGACAAAATCACCATCGCGTAACATTATGTCACGTGAATTCGTATTATGGAACCACGGAGCTGCCTCGAGCATCCCCGGACGACCCCGCGCCGGATTGGTTTCGATCGTGTAAAAGTCCACCTCCATCGGCCTCCTTAGTGATACGGATCATACAAGTTCGCCCACATAATCATTTGGGACGTGATAGGGGTCTCGAGAATATCGGATCCGGGGATCCTGAATAGTCCACCGGAACCATTTCGTCCGTAGGTCCTGTACATCACTCGTTCGGCGATAACCAGGGCTTCCTCATGAATTTCCGAAGGTAAGCGCCCATCGTCAGAGTACGAATAGGCGCCCATATTCAGAAGAATAGACTTCGTGAACTTTTCCCGATCCTGATACAGCATGGCCGTAAGAGAATCGGTAATGCTCACAAAGACCTCAAGGAACGAGGCGGGAGCCTGCCTCGGCGAGGGCATCGACGTTTCGTAGCAGTATTCATCCCGCATCCGAAGAGCCTGAGTGGCTTTATCTTCATCTTCAGGAATATACCACATGAAATCGAGTTCATCCCACACCGAGGCAAGCTCTGTATAGTTCTCGAGACACCCTCGTTGAATCAACCAGGGTGTGTACAACATCTTAGATACGATCCCAAATCACACCGTCGACATTGAAGTCGACAATGAAGTTCGAGTCAACGCGAGTGTAGTCATCACTCGGGACTCGGTAGATGGACGCATCGAAATCTCCGAAAGAGACATAGTTGTCCCCCTCGCCGTTCTTCAGCCATCCGACGACAGCACCCTCACGAGTACGGCTCAGACCGAGCTGATCGAAGACCTCGTTGAGGAACAAATGCCCCTTACGCTCGAGTCGACGATTGGCCCACAGCTGAACAGCTGCAAGGTTCTGAGAAGTGTAATCCTCATTAGGATCCCAACAAGTAGAAGACTCTTCAGCGATGATTCGTGCGTAGGGCGAAAGAGCCTTGAGCGAGTTCACAACTGCATCAGACACGTTAGCAGCATCCGACTTGTTGTCCGACGACAGAATCTCCTCAGCAGACTTACCGACGTTAGGCAGCTTCGGCTTGAGGATCTTATCGACCGACTCCTCACCAAGCGCCTCGACCATAGTACGCTTATAGCCGTCAAATGCGGTCTGCAAGGTCGCGTAAGCGGCGCCCATCGCGGCCAGACGCTTCTTCGAAATCGAGTTCGAGAAGTAGATCATCGTGATGGTGGCGGCGCCTACGATAGCCGCAGGCGCAATAGTGCGAACCGTATCCAGAATAAAGAGGATACGATTCTTACGCTCAATCTTCGGGACATCCTCGTCAGGGATTGTGTCCGCATTTCGGAGGCACTCCTTGCGGCGATCCCAGTCGCGACCCTCGACATCCTCAAATCGAGTGCCGGCCTTCCAGGCCAAATATCCCGTAGCGATGACACCGGCAGATGCAGTAACGGACAGAATTGTGGGGGCGTGCTTCGAAATACGAGCAACCCCCGTGTAGAAAGCGGTCGTGATAGACATTTGAAATATGCTCCTTTCAGGGCAGAAGATTACTTAATTGGTTCGGGACGGTCAGCAGACACGAGCCAACCTTCCCGGATTTGACGAAGCTCGAAAGCGTCAGTAGACGTCCAGCCCCAGCGTTCGTCAGTGTATCGGGGCTGGATGCCGACAGAAGACATCAGATCTGCAACTGAGACCTGACCGTATTGCTCGATTGTGTCAGCAATATACTCGATGACGTCGACAGCTTCACCCCGTGTATCGAACACGAGGTCGTCAACGCTTGTCGGCTTAGGTTGACGTGGTGCGCGATCTCGTTCGCGCGGACGGTAGTTAGATCCTCCGTAACTTACGCGGGAGGAACTAGAATATGACGTGTAACCTGTAGTCGGACGACGCCGGTCAACCTGACCATACAGCAGCTGCTGAATGCCCTGTGTCACCATATCGGTGATGGCGTTCTTTGCTGCCGGAATAGCGACATCCACTACGAGATGCTCAGCAATCTCCGGGAGATCCTGAGCGAAGAAGGTCGCAAGAGCCTCTTTGATACGAGACTTCTTTGCAACCTTGGCTTTAGCGACAACCTTCTTCTCGGGGGAGGCCCCCTCCTTGGCCTTGTCGGAGTTGCCAGGGAGGGAGACCTCAGGTCGAGTAGGCTCGATGGGGACGATGTCTGCCATCGGTTTTTCCTCAGTTTGCCTCGGCGAGCTTCTTGAGCTCTTCGAGAGAAGCGTTCGGGTGTTCGTCGATCAGCTTCTTCGCCTTGCCCATGATGTCCTCAGGGAAGAGACCAGCAAGGAATCCGGTAGAGAACTTGGGGTCGGAAGACAGCTTATCCAGAAGGGCGTCGAACGCGGGCGAAGCCATGAAGGCCTTCGTCGCACGATCGTCCTTGAAGAAACGTCGACCATCTTCAGACCTCTCACCGTAGGCCTTCGAGACAAACTCACAGAGGAGCTTGTACGCATCCATGGCCGAAGCTTCTCCACCATTCACGATTGCGATCTTGGCCGAAAGCGGCGTACGCTGAAGTTCCATATCCATGAGCTCACCCTTGCTCAAGTGGAAGTGGAGCTGTTCCTCGACCTGCTCACCGAAGAAGTTCGTGTACTTGACGTTGACAGTCTGCATTTCAGTTGTTTTCCTTTCGAGAGATGGAGAAGATGTAGATAACCGCGCCGATCGCGGCAACCGTGATAACCAGAACAGCAGCGATTTCTGCATTAGTTCCGGTCTTAGCAAGCTTGGTTGGCTTACTTGGCTGAGTTTCAGGAGCCTTTGCAACGGGGGTAGTCGTCGGCTTCTGAGTGGGAACCTGCTCCAGCGGGACAGGCTCCGTTGTAGTGGGGTTAGGTGCCGGAGTAGTCGTGGTGACAGAAGGCTTCGGCGAGGGCTTCGGGGTTTCAGTCGTAGGCGTTGGAGTAGGAACCTGCGCGGGGGCAGGTGCGGTTCCGTCACCGCTGGTACCACCGTCAATCTTAACGTCGAGCATACGCTCCAGCTTGAGGCCGTTGACTGTTGCAACGTTTGCTACAGTCTTAGCACCGGCCGGCGTCGGCATAGGCTCAGGTGTATACGTAACACACGTCTTCACACCTTCGGGAGCTGTGAATTCGATAGTATAATCATCAATCGGAATCGCCGTGATATATACAGTCGTCGAAGGGTCCCAAGTATCGCCCTTGGCGCATTTAACTGAAGTACTCAGCTTGGTGTACCCGTCATTGATGGTATATTTGGTGCCGGGCTCCGCGATGAAGGTAATCATCCATGACGTCGATCCATCAGGATTAAACCAGCCCCACTTCGAATTCTCAGGCTTAGCGTCCTCGTAGTGACCGCCATTGCAGTCATTGTCGCAGGCGCTATCCCAGTTCTTGTCACCGAAGGCGAACGGGTAGGCACGCTTGCCAATGAGAATCTCACCGGTCTTCTTTCCGACGACAGACTCCTGAAGGCGAGCAGTGGTCCACCAGGTGCCTGAAAGATCGGTCTTGGTTGCGAGGGACTCGGGGACGTTATCCACCGTGCAAGTGAGAACGCCCTTATCAGCCTTGCAGTCGCCGATCTTGTCGCCAGAGTCCACTGTGAAGGGGAAGTCGTACGCCCAGTTGATAACGTCAGACGTAACCTTGAACGTCTGTCCGACTTCAAGCTTCTTGGTAGACCAAGTTCCCTTGACCGTCACAGGAGACGAGACCTGGGACGATCCCGAGGAAATGGAGGTGATGTTTGCGTTAATCGGCTCTCCCTCGGCAAGGGCTGGAGCCGCGGTACCGCAGATAAGAGCTGCTGCAATACCAATGGATGCGAGTGATCGCTTCATGATCAGTTTTCCTTCCAAATAGTTAAGTTTCGGGCGGTTACTTGTTCTGGCGGTTGCGGTACTCCTCGATGTACTTCTCAAGCTTCGGGCCGAAGGCTTTGAGAAGGAGGAAGCCGACAAAGCCGGTAGCCGCGATCTTGCCGGTACCACCGCCGAGGATCTTGGTGATCGCGTTGATAATCATCATGAAGGTGACGAAGGCGAGAATGATGATGAGCATAATAATGGAGCCGAAGGTTTCCATTGTAGTGACTGCCTTTCAGTTCAGACAAAGCCTATAACCCGTGTTAGGGGTTATAGGTGAGACGTAGTCAGCGTGAAGAGTTCTTCTGTTGCTTCTTGCGAAGACGAACGGGGTCAAGGGCGTAATTAACGCCGAGGAAACCGAGCAGAATTCCAAGAGAGAACATGACGAGTCCTTTCGTGTGTGGTTAGTTCTCACTAGGATCAGTGTTTTTCCTGCTCGGCCAGAATTTCGGAGGATCGCCGTATTCAATTGGCTCGTCCGTGAAAGTGACCTCAGTCACGTCTCTTCAACCGATCTTGAACCAATTCGGTTGAGGGGCCGGGTTCAGAGCGACCTCGACAGCTGGCGAACCGGAGGGCAGGAGCACCGGACGGAACTCAGGCTTGACGGTGACACCACCATCCCAACCTAGCTCGTCGCCGATGCCCGTCTCACCAATGTGAATCTGCGTGTAGAAGTCATTTAGAGGGCACGGCCCGAAGTTCAGCAGGTCCTCCGAGATGTTGTTGCAGTAGGCACGGATCTTCTCCGCGGTCGAACGGAAGGTACGTCCGGTGATTGCGTCCTTGCAGAGGACCTCCTCGTCGCCGAAAATAACCATCGAGCCCTCGGGCAGCTCCTTCTGAGCAGCCTTCTTATCAGCAGGCTTGCCGCCCTCCTTGATGACCTTGACCTGCTCCACGACCTTCTCACGAAGCTCAGTCAGGTTCATCTGAGAAACGGAGTACGCAGCCGCGAGAGCCTGGTACTTCTTGTACGAGACATTGTGCAGGGAGACAATCGCGAAGATCGTAACACCCAGCGAAATAGCGGCCGGTACATAGGTCATCCAGTTGCGCTTGGTGAAATCAAGCAGGTTCTTGGACACACCGTTATCGTTGGCAATGGCCTTGGCGTGTGCCTTACCCGAAGTGATGGCCGTTGCTACTGAGGCTGCGATACCCAAACCCGTGATGAGGATCTGCGGGTGGGTCTTAACCCAGTTAAGGGCAAACTTGATGGTGTTCTTGATGGACATGGTTGTGCTTCTTTCTTGATCAGAGTGCGTAGATGTACTTGATAAGGTCGAGTCCGAGAATAGAGCTCGCCGCGACGGGGATAAAGTTGGGGTCAGAGCCGACTGCAAGAGAGTCGACGATAATGGTCGGATCGCGTCGCTCGAGATCATCAACAATGACGATGTTCTTTGCGAACGCTCGGCGACGGTCCGTCATGACAAACCGGAATGGGACAATCGCATACTGGGATTCAGGCTTGTCAGCCTCATCTCGAGTGATCGTCACACGCTTACCTGCGCCATTTACGAAGGTAATATCCTCGTGATATGTTAGGGTCTTTTCAATCAGCCTAACAGGGACTCCGTCGAAGTACTTGCCAATGAGCACACCGAGCGCAGTCGTCTCGATCTGGTTCGGGCGGACGGGCGCGGAGTGAGCCAGCGAAATGGAGATGAGGCCCCCGTCAGGGACGGAGAGATCAACATCTTCAACGTCAAGAATAAGTCGTTCGGTCATGATTGCTTCCTTTCAAAGACCTATACACCGTGTATGGTGTATAGGGTTGAGATCAGTTCTCGTCGGGGTACTGTACCTTGAGGTGCAGCTTACGACAAAGAGTCTTGGTAGCCTTATCGACTTCAGCGGGATCGTCGGAAGTGTATGACGTACGGAAGAGGTGCTTGTAGTGATTAGTAGCACCGGTGAATCCGAGGTAGTAACCTCCAGCGAGCGCGATGAGAGCGCAGGTGACAAGATCAGTGATATTGATGAGCTTGACGGACATGGGAGTTCCTTTCAGAGTTGTTAGTTCTCATTAGGATCTGAGTAAAATATGTCAAAGCCTATAACCCGTGTTAGGGGTTATAGGTGAGAGTGTTCTCAGAGGAGTGTGTCACTCGTCGTCGGAGGAGTCCGAGGGCGCACGCAGACCAGCAATGGTCATAGCGCCAAAGAAGATAGCGACGGAGCTCAAGGCAGCAACCTTGGCAACCGGGATGCTCTTTTCGGCGACCGACTTAATGCGGTCCGAGAGAGGGGCCTTCGGGGTGGTCTCTTCGATTTCGGTCGAGTTGGACATGGTGAGTTCCTTTCTTGAGGGTTAGTTCTCATTAGTATGCGAGTACTTTTTGCGGTACTCTTCAACTAATTCAATCACAGGATTCTCTGAGTATTCTGCGATGAGTGAAAACACACCTAATACGAATACAACGGCAACGGGCACCAGTATAATCGCGACCATCACGATTGCAGCAGACATAATGACTCCTATTTTGAATGCAAAGCCCATAACCCGTGTATGGGCTATGGGGGTTGAGATTCAGTTTTCTTCGAGGTCGGGGGTATGGAAGCGAATTCCGAGATCCTTGCGCAGGAGCTCCTTGCAGAGTTCGCGGAGCATCTGGTTCTTGCCGTAGCAGGAGTAGTTGAACAGCTTCTTGTAGAAAGCGGTCCGATCTTTCCTGCCGAGGTTGTAGAAAACAGGTGCAGCGATCGCAAGAGTAGCAGCGGCAACGAAGGAGTAGGTGTACTTCGACATGAGAGTGGTCCTTTCAAAGAGGGTTGATATTTCTCATTAGTAGCCGCGTAAAATATGTGAAAACCAATAACCCGTGTTAGGGGGTTATTGGGTGAGAAGTCTACATTATCGATTGTAGATCTTCTTGTACTTTTCTTCGACCGTCAAGTTGTCGTCGTGGTAGATGCTCATCTCACGGTCGTAGCGAATTCGCGCGAGGCAACAAAGCCTCCACAATTCGGAGGTTTCGTTCCTAGCCTGGCGAACTTTGTGCCATAGGAGAGTGAGCGTGCACGACAAAACAAACGTTGAAACGAGTGCGAGAATGAACATGATGAGTCCTTTCAGAGTTGTGTAACTTCTCATTATAGGACGTGTTTCAAATACAAAAGCCTATAACCCGTGTTAGGGGTTATAGGTGAGAGTCACTCATTCTCGGGGTATCGGTATTTAAAATATCCGTAGATGAGCTTTCGATCCATGTCTCGTAGTTCATCACTGAGCCTTTCCGTTTCTTTCACCGCATTTCGGTGATCGATAATGGTCAGGTAGTAGTAATAAACGATGAGCAGGATGTTGAGCACAACGAGGATAGCAGGGATGATAAACATTGCGAGTCCTTTCAGAGTTGGTAGTTCTCATTATAAGGACTGTAAAATATGGGTAAAGCCTATAACCCAAGTATGGGCTATAGAGCTTTTGAGGTTGAATCTTGAAGGTTTGATGTTGATCTGGGCGTGCCAGGATTCAGGTCACTTCGCCCCGAACAGGCGTGCGTAGTACAGCACGGAAGATGCGAGGAGGAAGGTGATTCCGAAAGCGATGGCGAGAGCCTGGATAGCGAACATGATGGTTCCTTTCAGAGTTGTTAGTTCTCATTAGAAACCAGGTAAAGTTTGTGTAAAATAAAGCCTATACACCGTGTATGGTGTATAGGGTAGAGGGATCAGTCATTGAGGTCGTGATCAAGGTCACGCATGAGAGTGTCGAGCACCTCAGCCTTGGATGCGCCTTCAGCGAGGTCGCGGTAGGTGCGCCAGTACGAGGCGGCCATCTTCTTGATGGTGTTCTCGTAGCGGTCAGCAACATAGGCGAGCCAGATGTTGTAGGTGAAAGAGAGGGCGAGGAGGATGCAAACGACGATGGTGAGTGCGTTGAACATGATAGTTCCTTTCAAAGAGGGTTGATATTTCTCATTATTCGCCTCGTAGTTTTTGTGCATATTAAAGCCTATAACCCGTGTTAGGGGTTATAGGGTTGAGAGTAAGATCAGTCGTAGAGGGAGTGCCAGATCTTACGCATGAGGTTATCGAGGGTCTCGGTCGCAGTAGCGTTCGAGTCCATATCATCGAAGACTGCCCAGGTAGACTTCTGGATCTTTTCGATCTGAGTCTTGTATTGAGCAGCCTTCGCAATGGAGACGAGGCTAACGATGGCGAGGACGATGGTCAGCGTAGGGAACATGGTGTTTTCCTTTCAAAGAGAGTTGATAGTTCTCATTAATATCCGCGTAAAATTTGTTAAAGCCTATAACCCTTGTAAGAGTCATAGGATGAGTATTCAGTTGTCCAGAAATGCCAGGTAACCGGCAACCCCAATCAGGAAGATCGCCCAAATCGGCACAATAAGTGTGCTGAGGAAGGCGAAACCGTTGAGGATGGAAATGGCGGTGTAAAGCATGGCTATTCCTTTCAATTAGAAGGATGAATAGTTCTCATTATGACGCGCGTAAAATATGACAGGGGTAAAAAGTCTATAATCCTAGGTTTTTAGGATTATAGACTTCTGAGAAGTTCTACTTACGGAACTTCAACATCGAAAATGCCTTTGAGGCAAGAACGTGTGTCTGTTCGTAGTTGAGGACCGCCATAAGACCAAGCAAGTACACCACGCCGTTGGCAATCGTTTCGGACGAAGGCATGAGCTTCGCTTTAAGGTCAGAGTCCTTAGCGAGCTTGTGCAGTCGTTCGAGATTGCCAACAGCGGTGGTGTATTCACCGGTCGACGGGTCCTCTCCACCGAGCCAGTTAAGCACCTCGTTCTCGAGGTCCTCAGGTTCGTAGAGGCGTTCGACGTTAGACATGGTGAGTCCTTTCGTAGAGAGGGATATTTCTCACTATGTCCTGTGTTTTTATTCTGTCGGCTTTGAGACCTTCAGAATAATTGTGTCGCCATCCTTGAGATTGGACGGCTCGGCTGTAAAATCAGCATAGATCTCGTCATGCTTGGTCACGACGAGGTTCCCGTGCGTGTCTGGCTCGTAGTTCTTGGAACTGACGCCAAGAGCTGCACCGAGGAAGACGCCGAGCGCGGTGATTGTTGCCGTGGCTTCATTCGTGTAGGGGATTCCCCACACGATGCCGACCGCGTTGACAAATGTGGCCAGCGCCGGGATGACAATCAGCGCGACGCGCTTGAGAATATCGTAGGTCTTGTCATTCATTCGAGATTCCTTCCGTCAATGCCGTTAGGCATAATAGGTAGTTCGTCTACCTGTTTGAATACGCGACGGGCAAGTCCGTTTCCGCCGAGGTCAGAATACAGCTTGTATTCTTCCTCGTACTCCTCGTACTCGTCCATTGTGATATATCCGCGCTCTAAATATGAACGTCCGAGCGCGATGAGCTGAGCCCTGGCGACTCCAAGCAACAGCTTGTCTTCGGAATTGTTGCGGTCAGATCTTGTTTTCGCCCACATCCAAATTCCGGAGCTACCTAACAGAGTTGTGACAACAGGATTCGCCAGCTCGGCAATTTTCGTCAGATCCACTTATCGGTGACCTCCTCGCCGTTTTCATAGAATCGATCAGGCTGGATCTTGATTGAATAGTTTGTCTTGTCGCCACCGCTGATGTTTCGTTCGATAACGTACCCGCTAATGAGCACGCCCATAATCGAGCATTTAACCGGATATCCGATACCGACTAGTTGGAATGTATCGTACGGGACCTCGTCGATTTCGACTTCTACGGATTTTAGAGGCTCGCATCGAATTTCTTCGGTGATTTGCCCCCATTCTCGTTTTTCGTCGCCGTTTATGCAGGCTTCATACCGGTACGGTCCCGTCCAGTCAGTCGTTTCCTGCATGTAAGCACGATTCTCGTACCAGGTGCGAATTCGACCGCGGGATGCCATTTGCCAGAAGCCGTAATCGCTGGTTTTTCCGATGTACCAGTGTGTGGGGTTAGTTGGAAGACGTCTGGCTACTCGGGTGTGGATACCACTCAGCGATCCCATATCGACTGGGGGCACATTAGTAGAATTCAGCGATGTGACGACTAGTACAACGTCAATATTCTGTGGAATATCGGGTGTTTGGCGTATGTACGCCGACAGGAATAATTGGTTGTACAGGGCAGCCGCATAGACGTCGTCGTAAATACTTGCAGACGGATCAAAATCGATTTCAAACCCGTATACAGTACCTGATACAGCGTATCTAAGCCAGAACGGAAACCATCTGTTTTTGTCATCGTTCATGACGGTGATGGAGTAGTTCAAAATTTTGATCGGGTCGATCTTTGACGCCCAGGGTTTGAGGTCGGCATATTTTCGATAATATCCGCCCTTACTCTTTCGCTTTAGCGCTTCCCAAACCGATGTACACCGAACCTCGCTAACACCATCTGAATCGTATGCGATTTCTTCGATGATGAAAGGGGTACCGGTCGAATCCATACAACACACTAAGCGTCCCGGAGGAAACGGAAACACACCCTTAGTTCGGAACGTCATCGACGAAGTGTACAGTCGTTCTTTAATCAGCATATCGAAAACCGGGTATGATATAAAACTACCCATCGACCGGTCTCCGAGTATCTGAACCATATTAGGCATTTTTAGAGACTCTTCCTAACCATTCGTAGACCCATTTTGACATAACACGGTCCGTAGCCAGCCACATTGAATTTAGCCGGTTCTCTCAAAGTTCGTAAGAACGTTTTCACATCTTCGAGTGGCGTCATGGGGAAAGCGACACTTGAATAGCACAGCGACGCGGTGTCGTCATAACCACCCGTGATCTTGAAACTCCGTCGACCATCAATATATCTCGTCATAGTGAAGAAGCCATTATTAGTGGTCGATTTACCCACCATTTTCGCCTTGAAATGTGTCAATCCACCGTTGAAAATTTGATACGAACTCGTCCCAACTGGAGGCAGACCAATTGACAAAGTTTCCACATCGACATAACCAATTTTAAATGACGGATTGTTGAGCAAAAAGAGAGCATCGTCAGTCGCTTGTCTCCAATTTTGGTTTCCCAGACCCACGTAGATATCGAATGTAGGACCGTCCAAGACTGGTGTTTTGGTGCTTAGCGTGAATTCAACTGTGGCAGGATTATCGCTGTAGTTGTATTTGACTTCACGGACAACACAGTCTTGTTTCCAATAAACTTTCCGGTTTAAAGCAAGGGTTGGCGGTGTATAAGCGTTTACCTCATTTTGTTTGTATGTTATTGTCGGTGCCATGACGGAGTCATCACGAAGCTCAACCGACATATCTTTTTCAGACGATAGAAGATCGAGAAAATATCGAACAGGTCGTTCGGGAACCGGAACTGTCGGAGTCAGTCGAATATTGATGTCGATAGGTTTATCGGTAGTCGTAGTTACGACGTTCCCCGTAAAGTTATAGTCCTTATTATTCCCGAACGACCCGTTCAAAATCTGAGCGACCCACCCAGCGTCTACTTCATTCAATCGTTGCACCCATGATGGACCGATAGACGGCTTTAGAGTAATCAGCGAGTAGGCCATGGTGTTTAAACCCTCTTCATTCGTTCAAGTTGGCGCTCAGTTTGACGATACAGATCGTTGAGATCGAGCGCCTTGGGTGATTCGTTGTACTGGTTGAAGACCATCGGCTTCTGGTTGTTACGCAGTTCGTCACGAAGCGCTCGGATCTCCTGAGCAGTTTGACTGCCATTTTGAACCGAAGTTCCGACAACCGTCGCGTTCAGATCATTCATCGTGAGATCTTGCAGACCATTGACCTCAGACAAGTCAACAGTCGGCTTGATCACTGGGTTCCAATCTGTGTCCAGATTGCTCAGGGTATTAACCATGTCGTCAGCAAGACCAGACATCGCGTCGATGGCATCGCTTTGGTTGCGATCAATACCCTGCACAATACCTGCGACAATGAACCCAGCCGCGGTCGCGAATACACGCGAAGGCGAGTGGATACCAAGAGTACTCTTAAACGAGCTAAGAGCACTCGAGGCTACATTTCGCAGCTTATTGTAAAGGTTCGATGCTACCGAAGAAACACCATTGATGACACCGTTGATGATGTTACGGCCAATTGTCCCAGCCTGAGGCGAGAACTGATTAGCCATGCCTGTCAACCCATTCTTAATGAAGTTGATGATCGACTTGATCAGCTTGTTGACCGCGGCTTGAAGCTCAGGTCCCTTCTGATCAATCGCATCGGAAAACCCATTAATAAACGTGATGAGCGCATCCCAAGCGGCGTTCACGATAATAACTGCTTGAGAGGCCATGCCATTGATCATTGCAGCGATCAGGTTTGCGCCCGACGCGGCTAGATCAGGAATCTTGGCTGTGATTCCGTCGAGTAAAGCCTGCAATAGTGTCAGCAGAGCTTCCACCATCAGCGGAACACAGGTCTTGACCGTGTCGATCCATCCAGTCAGCAGGGCCTTATAAGCTTCTGCGAACTTTGGCTGGTTCTCGACAATCGCCATGACCAACTGGAACAGAAGATCGATGACTGTCTTCAGGACATCAGGCCAGACGTTACGAAGGGTCTGGAGCATACCGGATATGAATGTCGTCCAAATCTGGATCAATTCGGGCATCTTCTGCTTCATGATCTGATATACCTGACTGATGAACTGCCGGATGGCAACTCCAGCCAAGATAATCAGTTCATTCACAGCAGGGGTAAATGCCCGTACCACGGACGCGAGAGCGTTACCCATTGCTGGAGCCGCGTTCTCGATAGCCGTGAAGATTCCGATAAGAGCGGCCTGGATAGCCGGAGCTGCAGAAGCCAGAACAGCTGCTGCTGCTGCGATACCAGAAGCAATTGCGACAATGCCCGCCCCGATTGCTGGACCGGCTAGCGCTGCAATAGCCAAAAAGGTCGTAAGAACCATTGCAAGTACCGTAAACGCAGATACGATACCAATGACCACTGCTCCCAGAACACCAATAGCTACAGCCAAGGCAATCAGACCCGGGGCCGCACCGATAGCGAGATACCCCGCCGCGATGAGAACACCCAAACCAATACCGAGAGCCCAAAGGCCATTGGATAGCTGATCCCAGCTCAATCCAGCGCCTGTAGACAGGGCTGTAAAGAACATTTGCAGGGCGAATGAGAGCATCGTAATCGCCGCGATACCGATAATGGCTCCCTGTGCCGCGAACGAGACTGCGACAATCGCTCCAACGACCAGAAGTAGCTTACCGATAGAACTGAGAATCTCTTTCCAGCCATGATTGGCGATCAATGCAATTGCTCCGACCGCTACGTTCATGGCGAGGGCCGTCAGAAGCAGTGCTCCAGCACCGACAATGGCTGTTGCCGGCATAAGGTTCGCGATTGCCACGAGAAGTAGTACCACTGCGGCCAAACCAACCAGTCCTTGGACCATCTTGACTGTGTCCATGAGTCCCATTGCCACCACAGCTGCCGTTAGCATTTGAATCGAGAATGCGAAGGCAACCAACATGAGCGAAATGGTTCCCATTTTGACGAGATCTTCGGCCGATTTATTGAGCAGTTTAACGAAGCCAACCAGAATCCCCATAAGGACGCCAACCGCAATGATGCCTTGGGCAATTACCTTGATCGGTAGGAGTCCGAGCGCGATGATCGGGATGACAAGCATGTTAATGGCCATAGCCATAGCCATAATCGAACCGACGCCGGCCATAATCGAGCCCGAATCCTTGCTAAGCTGCTTAGCAGCGAACGACATCCCAAGTACCAGAACCGTAATAGCGCCGATACCTTGAGCGACCGTACTGAGCTTCATGGACCCAAGGATCGCGACAGAGACAGACATCAGTAGGACTGCGATTGACAGAGTCTTCATTGCTCCGATTACTGCTACCATCTGAGTTATGTTGATCTTCAGATCGGAGATCTGAGATAGAGCGACAACCAGAACCTTCGCGAGGACCCCGATCGCGACTGCACCCTGAATTAGCTGAGGAGCCGGGATCATCGCAAGGACAAACAGTGACGCGGCCAGAATACCCACCGAAATTGCGATCTCTCGGAGAGCCTTGGCTTTAATCACCTCCTGCATAGACTTCAGCGCGCTCGTCAGGGAGTTGAAGACACCACTGATGGAGTCTCCGATCTTGCCGAACTTGTCGAACATGCCGCTGAATGAATCAGTGACAGACGTGAACCCCGACAAAAGATTCTGAAGAGTCTTGAAGCCCATACCTAGGCCGCCACCGAGCAGAGCACCCGAAAGGAGATCCGAAATGGACAGATCCTTAAGACTGGAGCCGAGACCAGACCAGAAAGTCTGAATCATCTTACCCGCCTCGTCGAACGCCTTTCCGATGTTCTTCTTGAAGTCGCCGAACGCCTGCGACTCGGATGCAAATTTCTTGATCTGGTCAATACCCTTGGTAAGCCACGTGATCAGATTGGCGATTGCCTCAACGACGGACGAGCAGAACTCGACAATCCCAGTAGCAGCTGTGTAGATGAATCCACCAACTGCTCCTAGAGTATCGAATGCATCAGAAGCTGCCTTGCCGAAGGTCGATAGCCCGTTAGCCGCATCGTCAGCTTCATCTCCGAACCCTCCAAATATCTTTCTAGTCAACTCGCCGAGCTTTCCGAACAGATCGATTATGCCGTTAATCAGTTGCCCGAAGGGGCCGAACGACTTCATCATGGTCTTGAAGCTGTTGCCGATGGAAGATAGGAAGGTGTTATTGTCAAGGTGAGTTCCGATGTTCGCGAAGATGTCACCCAGCGCCTTACCAAACTCCTTGACCGCCTGCACCTGGGGTGCGAACGTCTTAGCGATGGTATCACCGGCTCGGCCAAAGGCCTTGCCAACCTCCGAAATCGAATCCTTCATTCGCTTGGTTGACTCAGCCCAGGATTCGGCCAATCGAGGAGAGGCATCGTCCCAGAACTTCTTAAGACCTTTACCTGCGCTTTCGACAGCACCTCCGAGATGCTTACCGATAGTCTCGCTGATCGGGAGAATGGAATCCGAGAAACTCTTGACCTTCTCAGACCACTTAGGTCCAATTGTGTCAGCGAGCTTCGTCATTGTCTCGAGGAACGACGTACCGAATCCGCCAAAGATGTTCTTGATCTTCTCGAACGGACCGCTAGCCCCCGTCGCAAAACCGAAGATCGATCCGAAGACATTCGAGATGGCGTCACCGAACGGCTTGAAGACGTTGTAAGTTGCCGTCTTGATTGTATCAATGAATTCACCAAGCGGCTTAAGTACTGCCTCAATGACAACCTTGAGCCCGTCGAAGATTGGAGTGATTGTGACGTCTGCGACAGCATACATCCAGTCAGCAAGCTTCTGGAACTTATCGACAATCCAGTCGAGGACCTTGCCCAGGCTGCCGATGATGTCAGTCCCGCCGAGCATCTGTCCGAACCAGTCACTAAAGACAGAGACGATGTCTCCGACCTTTGCAGCGATCAAGATCATTGGCTTGATGAAGATCCCAGCAAGGATCACGCTGATCTTGAAAGCGGCAACACCGATCTGAACGATCGCCGAAGCAAACCCAATGAGAACCTCAAGAACGGGCGAGATGATTTGTCCTGCCATTTTGAAGATTTTGCCGAGGTTATTGGCGAAGTCGTCAGACATCATCAGCCACTGCGAAATCGAGTGACGGAAGTAGTAGCTGAAATCGTAGAGAGCCTTGCCAGCGTCACCCTGGAACGCGCTGAAGAAGCCTTCACCGATCGCCTTAAGCGGCTTGGCGATAGCTGTCCACAGTTCCCCAAGGCCATACCACCATTCTTCCCAGCCTCCGAGCTGATCCCATCGATCTAGAATGCCCTGAATGGCATCGAAGAAATTATTGATACCATCATTGACGACATTAGACACAGCAGTCCACATCGTACGGGCGCGCTCGAAGTCTCCGAAGATAGTCCTGAAAATAGATGCCCATCCGGAGCCGAGAGCCTCAGCCGTGGTGTCGATCAGCTGCGAGAAAGTCTTAACCTTTGTAGCAGCATCGTTCGCGGTATCCGCGAGACGCATGATTTCGTCAGCCTGCTGCTCGGTGTAACCCGCGTTCAACAGCTGTTCGCGAGACAAATCACCCGTGTATTGGGTGAGAGTCTCGATCATGATCTCGGAGGTAAGCCATCCGCTCGAAAGAGAGTTTCGGAACGATCCGGCCTTGTCGATCATCTTATCGACTTCGACACCGTATGTGCGCGCAGTACGCTTCAAAGCTTCCTGGAACTGCTCGCCGCCCATTCCGGCGTTCACGATCGAGTTCCAGTCCTGAAGCTTCACGACACCTGTCGACAGTGCCTGCGACAACTGATACATCGCAGTGGCAGCCTGTTCGGACGTAGAACCTGACATAGCTGCGACGTTCGACAGACCCTTAATCGCTGCGACAGAGTCCTTAAGACCCACGCCGGCACTGGTAAACATGCCGATGTTACGAGTCATCTCTGTAAATGAGTAGATCGTCTTGTCGGCATACCGGTTTAGCTCGTCAAGAGCGGCGTTGATGGTGGCCGTGGTCTCACCTTTACTGAATGTGTTCGCCTGAATAGTCTGAACAGCATTCAATTGATTTTCGTATTCGCGGAAGCCATCCATGATAGGGCCGAAAGTGAACGAAGAGAGGACCGACCCACCTGCCATGAGAGCCTTGGATGCGATATTACCCATGGCCACCGACGCAGCGCCGGCGAGCATGGAGAAATTGGTCGAAGAGATCTTTGCAGCGGCTCCGACGTTCGCAGTAGCAGCTGCGGCGGTCGTGCTGTTATTGACGATAGAGGTATTGACATTCTTAACTCCGTCGGCGATGCCGCCCATACGCTTGGATGCGTCCTGGGCGGCCTTGCCAACGTTATCCAGGCCATCAGTGCTCTGCTTGAAGTTCATTCCCGACTTGAGTCGGTCAACGTTTCGCAGAACTCCGTCGACACGGGATGTGAATTTAGAGTCGTCGAGCTCGAGGGAGACGACCTTGTTCTCAATAGACTTACCCACGAATACTCCTTTCGACCATTCTATCGATTTCGTCGAATATGGGCTTCATAGCAGGGTTAATATAGTCCTTACCCTGCACATAACCGCCCTGACGAGTTCCGTGTCCGTATTGCAAGATAATCGCAATAGGGACCTTATTGTTGATGTTTGTGTTATACCAAACGATCTTAACGCCTCGCTTGGTCTGCTTTACTTTATATGCCCACGAATTGGCAGTTTTACCGGTTCCAACCGGTGTGTTGGCCTGGAGGGCTGCCACGCCGCGTTCGCCAGCTGTCGCCAATGTGTCACGAAGCTTCTTGTTTTTTACTTGTGACAACCATTTTGACATATCAAACTGGCCATCGAACTTCATCTCGATCATGGCAGCCCTCCTTTCTGTTAGGACCAGAGTGTGCCGTTAGACAGCTCATACTGCAGACATTCCACAGTACGGTAGCCTGCGACACCGTCGACTTCGAGGTCGTGTCCGCGATCCTTGAGATGCTGCTGGAGAGCTGCGATCGTATCGGGGCCGATGAGACCATCGACCTCGACACCCAGCTTCTCCTGAAGCGCCTCGATAACCTGAGAACCCTCAGGATCCTCTTCGGTCTCCCAGCCAGTACCAGCTCGCGTAACATCATCCTCAACGTCCGGATCCTGACCGGAGATGATTCCATCAGCCGGAGTGTTGAGCGACGCCTGAAGGGCGTACGTTGTAGCGCGGCCCCACCAGGCATCAGTCATGGAGTTCGTGCCCTCGGAAGAATCCTCAGACTCTTCGTCGGACCACTTCGGACGAAGGACACAAGCGATCCCGTAATACCGCTGGCGACGATAGACACCGTTACCGGCGCTCTGGGAACCGGCATTAGATGGGGAGGTGTTACCCTCAATGGTCTGAAGCCATCCCCCACCCAGGTTCGCTTCGACGATACCAACATGATCTGTGGCGCCATCGGAATCCCAGTCGAAGAGAACAACGTCTCCTCGCTGCGCATCCTCGATGCCGACCTCGGTCATACGATTGCGAGTGACATCAGTGTTGTAGCTGAAGCCACCGATGGCGTCGATTTCGTCAGCCATGTCAAAGCACATGGAGACAAAACACATACACCACCAAACCGACTCGGACGGACCAGCCAGCCACGGCTGGTTCATCTTCTTGGCAAGCCAACGGCCTGCCTCACTGCCGGGTTCGGGGTCGTCGGGAGCGTAGTAGCCGATGCGGTACGATGCATGACTGAGCACTTCATCAATCTTGCTCAAGATCGCGCTCCCTCAAAAACTTGTCGATCAGAATCCTCGTGCGGATCAGGCCCAGCGGGTCGCTGAGCATCTGCAGGAATGTCATTCATCCTCTACTCCCTGTTCTAGCCCTACGGGCTTGGTTCATGGCCGCACGTTGAGCAGCTGAGGCCCTAGCGTCCGGCTTTTGGTTGTTCTGTTTGGCTGCGGCGAGACGAATCAGCGTAAGTAGTCGATTCAGGTTCCACTTATCACACTCAAATGGGATGCCCAACTGAGTCATATACCAGTAAATCAGCTCACTGGTCATGACATCTCGGGGTCCTCCGTTCGAAGGCGGATTCCATAGAACTGTCGCCGTTGCGTTATCGGACAAATAGTCTGCTATTTTGACTTGGATCGACTGATCCAAGCGCTTAACAAAGTCGCGAGGGAGAGGGCGGTCCGACATACACTGGATATAATACACCAACTCTTCACCCGTCTGCGGCGGGGTTTCCAGGAACGATCTCTTGTAGACCGATTCCCACTCAGCCACTGCGGACAGTGAATGCGTAAGAGTAACAGTGAATGGCTCCAGTGTAACAAACGTATTGCTACGCTCGTCGAACCGCTCCTCTCCCTCAAACTTCAGCTCTAACGAGATCACCCCAGAAGCGTACGAATCTCGTTAGGCATGACCAGCGTCGGAACCGCCGCGCCACCTGCACCCGCGGACACGCCGTACAGCTTGTCCGTGAGCTTCTTATACTTCTGGGCGTCGAGCTTCGAAGAATCGATAGTGACAACCGACACGGGCTGGAAACCGTCCAACTGGACGGGAATGGTGGAGCACTCCCACGAGAACGAAATAGCCTCAGGGCTATCCGAAACCGTGTTGTAAGCACGCTCCGACGGTGCAGCCATGGCGCCGTAGATGATATGAAGGAGCTCCCCGTAGGAATCGCCCTTCGTATCGTTTCCGAGTCGCGTACAGTAAGAGAACGCGAATCGCGTGCGAGGCTGCTGCCCCAGTGTCACACCCTTGACGAGCTGCGCCGTGCCGTCACACAACGCGAACTCGTCGGGATAGGTATATGCCTCGATCGTAAACTTGAACGAGGGTGCCGAAAGAAGCGTCAGGTACTTCAGGTTGTCGGCGTAAATATCGGAAGACTCGTCGCCTTCCGGGGTTTCAGTGACAGTCTTGAGGCCATTCCAGGCCACGCCCTGTCCATAGCGGTTCTGGGCATTATCGAAGGGGAACAGAACACCCTTCGACACGCCGGTGTGGTAAATATGGGTACCTTCTTCGTCCCACTTGATTTGCGGCATGTGTATCTCCTTATAGGTATACGGAGAAGACGAAATGATTCATTCCGTCGCTAATGAACGTTTGGTCAAGAGACGAATACGGGATCTTGAGAATCTCATCGATCGCATCCGGCTCTGGTTCTTTCGTGATCAGAGTAACTGAGTACTCCCGAGCGCCCTTGTATGGTACGTCCGAAGCATGATTGACTTCAATCTTCGAAAGGTGAAAAACAATTGCGGGATACCCAATCTTCAGATTCTCTGGAGGTTGGAAGTAAACGCGATTGTGTTCAACGGCCTGCTGGAGTAGGTGCAGGAGGTCTTTATACGTGCGCATAGAGACCTCCAAGGTTGATCGTCAACCGAGGGTAATTAACTCCGATCGACTGTACCTCCCATTTTGATCCTTTGTAAACGACGTACCTGAGCGTTTCCAAGTAAGTCTGGATCTTCGAGTCCAGCAGGACAGAAATCTCATTTGTGAGACGGAGGTTGGTGTTGACTGAAGATGCATTGTCATTCCGAACGTAGAGACTACGGATAGTCCCCTTAGCCGGAAGCTCAACAATGTTCTCGAGCCAAACACCTTCCTCCGTCTCCTGAGTCATCACAAAGCCCAGCTTACCGCTGAAGCGTGACATTGAATCAGGCCTTCTTGCGAGAAATCGTCAGAGCCGAATAGGGCGCAGTCAGAGAGCCAGACAGGCGCGTCTCGGCGAGGTACTTGTACTGGTTGAAGTCGAGATCAAACGTCTCGGCCATACCCAGTTCCGCGCCGGCATTGGACCCGATGGTGTAGTCGCGGAGATCCACGACAATACCCAGCAACTCATGGGCTGCTCCCTTGAGCTCGTGCTCCAGTCCGTCGAACTGGGGGACCGTCACGATCTTCGTGACACCGAGAGCGCCTGCGAGCGCTGCTTCGGTATCGTAAAGGCGGCGACCGTTCTTGTCCTTCAGGAGAAGCATACGAACCAGACGCTTCTTCGAGATGAACAGGGTGGGTGAGCCAGAACCCTCGAGATCCGCAGATGCCATGACGATGTCGTCGACAAGCGTCTCATCGGTGGTGGTAGCCTCAAGCGACTTGTGAATCGCATAGAGGTCATTCTCCTTGATAATGGGGCGAATCGCCTCATCATCAACTCGATCAGGATCCGTCATCTGTCGGCCATCCCCGATAAGGATGGCTCGGGCAATTTCCTCAGAGAGCTTACCCTTCATCTCGGCCTTAAGCCAGGCAACAACATTGAAGTCTGTAATATCCACGATATCATCGCGGTCGAGTCGCTGCTTCTTGTAGATGGTTGTCGGGGATGTGGTTCGGGTCAGAAGCTTGATGACTTCGTCAGTCTTCTTCTGGGCCTTCTTGGCATAACCCTTTGCCCTCGCTTTATCATCGCGGATGTCCGCGAAGATAGACTTGATGCGCGCGAATGGACTGTGTTTCGTGCCGTTCATAACGACCGACACCCAGCTCTGGTCACGGTCCAGGAACATCGGCTCGTCCGAGATGCTCTTGGCATCTGGGAAGAGATATCCAATGTTTTCAATGCCGTAATCGGCATGACGCAACTCTTCCAGAAGCGTCGAATTGTTTCGCTTAGCCGTCTCAACGAGCTCGGCGAAATCCGCGTGAGAGAGCACGTTCTGGGATTCCTTGTTGTCCCCTTCAAAGACGTTGTGCTTCATATCGTCTCCTTCATTGTTTTCTTCGTCGGTCTCTTCGGAGTCTTCAGACTCCGCATCAATGGCAGCTGCGATCAAATAGTTCACAGCTTCCATTTGCTCCTCGGTAAGGGTTGAAAGAACCTCGCCGATTGTCTTATCCCCATCGGGGGACTCATCTTCGGAGTCGTCCGATTCCTCGGAGCCCTCGAAGTCTTCGTGGACGGCATCTCCATCACCCATTTTGATGATGGCAGAATAGCCGTCACCATCGCTGTGCGCCATAGACACATTCTCGATGGTCGCCTTGGGGTTCGCACCCTTCAGAACCAGCGAGACCTCGACAATGTTGCCATGTCGAACGATGTTGCCATCCTGCTTCAGGTGGTTGGCGAAAATTGATAGAGAGGTCACATCACCATGCTCGATCAATTCACGTGCGTGCACCGCCTGATCAGATCCATTGAAGAAACCATAGGCGTAAACACCCTCCGGCTTCTTTTCAAGTTGGGCATGACCCAAAACGTTGGTCACGTTGTCGTGACCATGCTGCCAGACGAGGGGGACAACGGCCCCATCGTTCTGCTCAAATGCCTGGCGAGCGATGACACGCCCATCCGAGCACTTGACATTGGCGACAGTCGCCCATCCATCGAAATCTGCAATTCCATCAGGTACTGTCATTTTGACCTTCCTCGTTAGATCGTTGATCCGCATTCGCGGATGATGTATAGGGATTCGCCAACTGATCCGCCTTGGGATCCGTCGATTGCGGCAAACCAATGATGCTTCGAATTTCATTCGGCGTCATCACCTGGTTGGTGATGAATGTTTGCGCCATTGAGGCAATCGAGTCCAATGACGTTGCCGCGAACGGATCGCGGACATAAATGATCCGCTGTCCCTGAGATCTTGCAGTCTTGGTCAAGAAAACCATCGTCGCCGATTTTGTAATTGTATCCAGAATCGGCTTGACAGTCCTATTGTAATAACTCAGATTAGTCTCGGCGTCAGCAGTACCGTTTACGACTGATTCAGTTAGCCCCAGAGCGTTGTATAGCTGCTCAGACAGATACTTAACCTGATCGAGAAGATTGTTCTCAACTGGTCTGTTGAGCTGTGTGATCTTCTCGGCTCCATCGACGTATGCAACACCGATTTCGGAATTCCGAAGCTGCTGTTCAATAGCTTCTCGTCGAGTCTCAGCTTGCTGCTGGCGCAGTTCGCCTCGGACTGAGTAAGGAAGCTGGATAATCAAATCGAGCTTCTTACCCAGAGCCGAATTGTCGATCGCGTCTAGTGCATCGAGCTTTCGAGCTAGTCTATTGGCGAGCGAGTTGTTCGCGGACGTCACATCATACAGCGGCGAATACACAATTGCAGCGGAGTTCTTCGAGATACGGATTGTCTCTCGATTCCCCGTACGGTCATTATACAGATTCACATCGACTGAGTCCGTGTACCAACTCTCGATACGACCAACCCGAAGTGACAGAACGTCGAACGATCCTTCTTCGTTCAGGGCCGTATCGGTGTCAACCGGAACCAGAACAGCACTTCCAGTTTCGAGCATGGTGTATACAAGTTCGTAGATCAGTGAATTGGATGTCTGGTCAATATTGGCCATGAGTGACAGACACTCATTAAGGTTTGAATCCTTCTCGGAGTCATACCTGCCATTTTGATCTACCTTGACGTGTCGAATTGGTGTATTCGATACATCAAGGGCGATCTTATTGTACAAAGTCTGGACCAAATTAGTTGAACCGATAGATCGGTAATTTGGCCTGTATTCGCTGGAGTTGCTCCGAGCGTATCGCTCAGGATGATCATGTACAAACACGTTCCATGCACGTGTCAAGCGGGACATTATACCCATATAACCTCCTCTCAACTAAAGTCGTCTAGCTGGTTACGGTACGCGACCCACGCATCCATGAGCGCCGCAACCGAGTCAATTTTAAGGTCCATCCTCTTTTTGAGGATCTTCCGGTTACCGTTGGTGTCCTCGAGGGTAATGGTGTTACCCATTGCCCACGAGAAAAGCTCCTGATCGAAGATGAGTCTTCGGTCTTCTGCCAAGCTCTTGAGTTCACCCAATGGAACCGACTCGGTGCGAGCACCCTGAATGACTTTGTGGATGCCGTAAGGACCATTATCGGTCGCCCAACGTTCAACAAATTCTCTGGCGTTGTATGGGTCATACCCAAATGCTCGAACGTCATACTCAGATCTCAAGATGTACTCGTCGAGATCGGTGTAGACTTCGATCATGTCAAGAATTGTCCCGTCCATGACCTGGAGTGAACCTTCTCTGATAAATGACTCATACTTCGCGCGTCCGGCAGCTGGTAGCTTGTCGAACGTTCGCGTCGTGATATATGCTCGAGTCTTGACCCCGAAATCACCTGTCGGTAATGGGAACAAGAACGTAAACGCGCAGAAATCATCTCCCTGAGAGAGATCTGCGCCCATAGCACACGGCATCTGCCAGAATTCCCGAGGGTTGTGAGGGATCGTTTCCTCGTAAGTGAAGAAATACGTATATCCCTCACATGGGATGCCGAATCGTTTTGCTAAAATATCATTTCTTGCCGAAGGAACATTTTCGGCTCGGGCAACGTCCCTTTGATATGTATCGTAAGACACAGTCTTTCCTAAGTTCGGCTGCGCCTTAATCCACATATTGGGGTCGGCGACCTCGCTCACATCGTCCAGCCGATAATACCAGATCGAAGTGTGCGGATCGTAGTACTCGCCCTTAAGGATTGAAAGTAATTCCATTTTGATAGAATCACCGACCCCGTTACGGACTGTACCCTCCGACGAGACAGCCAGGATAACCCAGTCGTCCAGTTTTGAAGCACCCTGTTCCAATGCCGAGATGACATTCTGTCTAACGTCACCCGAGAGCCATTCATCAATGGTATTCACCTTTGACCTAAGGCCCTGAAGCTTGTCTACGTTCATCGGGCGAACTTCAAGCAATGAATTCGTTGAGAAGTTCTCAATCCCTTTCTTAGTCGGAGTGAGCAGAGACCGATTGGCTTTTGCCCCCACCGTAGCGTGGACTGTGCCGGCAGACAGAAACTTGAATAGAGGTCCCTTACTGCGCGTGATGGCAGTCTTAAAAGGGGATAGTGTTTCTTCCGCCTGTGGCATGGTCGGTGCGGTCGCGATTTGGTGGGTTGTCGTAGGATCAATCGTGAGGAAGTATGCGTGAATGAATGCCATATACATGGACTTTGCAGCTCCACGCGCGACGATCAGATACTGTTTGTTAACCAAGCGCCGCTTAATGTCCACTTGGACATACTTGCCGTTGTGGCCAGTTTCGTCGGGGACGAACTTGGTCACCTTCTCAAAGTAAAACCACGAAAGTAGCGATTCAGCCCAGAGCTTGAATGAATCAAGCAGCGTCAGATCACTACCATCAACAAGGGTCATCTCGTTTTCGCAGAAAGCGATGAAACCATCGATAGCTTTGTCATCGTAGTAGTATCTTGGATTAGCAATCAGGTCGTCGATCCGATTCATCTCCATCTCGATTGTGTGCGAGACGGGGATTTCACCAGCCAAGACCTTCTCACGGAATTGAGCGTAGTATTTAGGTGTGGCAGTATTAGAAAGTGCCATACCTACTTCTTCTTGTCCATCGAATTCTTAAGGATTGCATCAAGGTTGAATGAGTCCTTAGCCATCTTGGCAATGCCTGCATACTCAGTTCCCTTGAGCTTAGAGTCAAGTGCCGCAGTGAGCATGTCGGTTGCCGTACGGGCTGCGTACTTCGTCAGGTTCTTTCGAGCCTCGTCGACGAAGAGATCAGCCGTCTTGGCGAGAGTACTTCTATTTTGACTCTCGTATTCCTTGAGTTTCTCCTTGAGCTCGTAGTTCTGCTTCTCGAGTTTCAGACGCTTGTTCTGCTCGATCAGATCAGTCGAGGACAGGTGACGAGGAGCTTCCTTCCGCAGAGCAGCGGTAATGCCGCCCTTAGGAACTCGCTGCTTCTCGAGTTCCTTCTGCTTCTTCTCGGCTTCCTTGGCTGCTTTCTTCTCTTCGGCCTGACGCTTCTTCTCAGCTCGCTCAACTTCCCTCTGCTTCTTCTTACGTTCAGCTTCGGCCTTGCGGGCTTCGTGCATCTTCTGATTCTCGAGCTTCTTGCGGGCCCTCTCGGCAGCCTCCTGAGCCCGCTTAGCCTTATTTGCAGCGTGCTTTTCGGATGCGGCTTTAGCCCCCCTCTTCGCGGCAGAAGCGGCCTTCTTAGCTGCCGCAGCGGCCGCCTTGGCAGCCTTCTTCAGCTCAGATTCGTGCTTCTTACGTTCTTTCTCGGCGGCCTTATCAGCCTTAGCGTGTTCCTTTTTGAATGCCTCAGCATTAACAGCTTCGCCGATTTTCTTCTTCTCTTCGACGGAACGAAGTCCGCCTCCGCCAGAAGATTCAGTCTTCTTACGGACGCCCCACTTCATGCCGAGCACACCGTAATGAGACAGATAATCTTCGCTCATGGTTTTCTCCCAGTCATTGAATGGTTAACCGCCATTCCGACTCTTGCTTCAGAGCCTCAATCGCCTTTATGGCAAATGAGGTCTGAGGCGGGTCAAATGCCAGGCGAACTGAGTAGTTCACGTACTGACGCAAAATTCGACCAAGAGTCGTGGCGGGGTAATCTGCCTCGGAAGATAGGTCGCCAACTTCGCGATTTAGCTGAGTCGCGGTGGCCAAAGCATTATCAATGGCGTCCTTAACTTCGCTGTCGAATGAAGGGTCATCCTCCATCAACCCGAGGTAGGTCTTAGTATCTTCGAGGATAGTCATCTACTCACCTACCATAGTTTGGTGTCGCCGGGTGATCTCGGATTGAAATCGTCGAGAGCCAATGCCTTAGTTCCGTAATGGATTGCGTTGTGGGTGTCTCGACTCACGCAAATAAGATTGTTGAGATCCCACATACACGGATCGAAACACTCGCATTGACTTGGAGTTAGCGGGTTTATGTGATGCACAACAATGCTGTCATAGATCTCATATCCCTCGACCCCCAAGTCGCAACCAAGATCCCGCGCAATTACTCGAGTTCGAGCTTCTCGCCAAATATCACTTTGGTAAAAAGCCTGGTTCAACCACCTCGATCCTCCGAATGTCTCTCCGAAAAATACGCCGTCAAGCGACAAATATTCAAGCCGCTCTTCAAACGTATGTAGGTGGCTCAATTCATCGTAACTCAGCATCTGAATCTCCAGAATATACCTTGAAGGCTGCCAGTGCTTCAGAAACCAGTTCCTCAGTACGTGCGGCCGACTCAAGCGCCGAAACTTTAGCCTTGGCAAGTGTTGTGTCCGCCTCAAGTCGAGCTTGTTCCAGTCTTTCGCGACTAGAGCCCAGCTTAAGGAAATGGAGGATCACTGAATTGCTTGCTGTGCCGTCAAGAATTTGCTGGGTAGCGATATCCATCGCAGCGACGATAGCCATTCGTTCAGCTTCCTCGGGAGACCGAGGAGTTTTGGTCTTCTTTTTGACCATTTCGCGTCCTTTCTAATACTTCGATCTGAGTTTTCGCCTGCCCCAACCCGCGCCTGGAAAGGAGCAAAGAAACAGGCGTGAGAACTAACTGGGCCGGGGCAAGCCAAAACCCAAATCGAAATACACCCCCGGAGAA